AACTCACCGGTTGCGGCATCTGCGACAGCCTCAATCAACTGGTTCAAGCCCTTGCCCATGGCTGATGCGGTGTTGCCGTACGAACGCAACGCCTTTTCCGATGGGTCCAGGCCAAGGTTGCGCATAGTGAGGAAGGCTTCCGTCGCTTCCTTCAGGCTAAACGGCGTAGTTGACGCGAACGCCTGCAGTGCTTCATATGCCTCTGCAGCGCTGGCGGTCGACCCTGTCGCGGTGATGAGCGATCCATTGAGCTTGTCAAATTCGCGCTGGGCACTCATCACCTGCTCGGCGAGGGCGCCCAAGGTGAGTCCAACGCCAGCAAATGCAGCCAGCCCCTTGAGCGAAGTGCCGGCAATTCCACCCAGACCGCTAAGTGAATTGCCCAACGAATTGATCTGCCGCTCCCCGGCCTGCACGCCTTCGACGACGAAATTGATAACGGCGCGTGTACCTGGTGTGAATGACATTCTCTTCCTATCTTTTTTGGCTTGCCCGAGCAGCTAGCGTGCGCGGGCAAATTGGCAACGGGATTTAGTTTTTTGCTACCGCGCTGATTTCTTTGAGGTATTGCTGGTAGCAGAGAATCGGCAACCCTGCTTGCTCCAGTACGGCGGCCAAGTTGTCGATGTCGAACAGCATCGGCGTGCCAGCCTCGTCGAGCACGTCTTCCCACCCGGTAACGACGCGTTGAACGAAGTCCTTTACCGACTCATCTTTTTCATTAACCGCCTTTTCGATTTCGGTCTGCGTCAACCGGGAACACAACAGCACAAAATTGAAATGGACCGGTTTGCCGTCTTCATCATTGAAGAAGCCTTTAACAGGGACGCGGATTTTTGTACGTTTTACGAGTTTGAAAGACATTTTGTTTCCTATGATTATTAAGAACTATCGATAAAATAAAAACTGATCGGCTTCGACTGACCAATTCGTGAGCCAGCGACTAGCGAACAGTCCCATCCAACAGAACGCGGGCGGTACCTTCGGATGCAGTCTTTGCGCCAGCCAAGCAGCCAACAAGCGTGTTACCCGCCGACGTTGTAGTGATTCGACGCGCAGCGTCATCCCAGTACACTTTGACGCCCTGGGCGCCGCTATCGGCTCCCAGAGCGACGATATCGAACACACCTTTTCGTGCAACCTCGACACTGGTACCGCTTGCAGCATCGGTCGAAGCGACACCAAACAGCCCGCCAACTTTGACTGCCTGGCCGCTCATAAGGGCGTACGGGGCGAGAGCAGAAATTACTTCGCCTTTTTGAATAAAATTTTTCATTTCTTGAACTCCAAAGGGACCTCGGTTTTTAAAGTTGTTAGCCGCGATTCCGGTCGCGCCAGCTGCCGCGCCGCCGGCGTGCGCCGCGAGCTTGATTGCTCAACCACTTGCAGGACCGAACCGGATGATTACGAAAACTGCTCCGTCCTTTTTTTTCAATTTGATTTTTCATTTCGTGCATTTTTCAGTACACAGCCTATTGACCGTCGGCGCGATACAGGCCGCGGAAGTCGATAGCCTTGGCCGCAAAATCGAGTCGGCATTTCATCGACAAGCCATCGATATTGAAACCCAGCTGCGATTCGAGGACAGGGCCCTCCGCACCATCCAGGTAGCAATACTCGACCGTGTCGATCTGGCCGCTACTCGCTGCGGCATACCAGGTCGTGGCACTGATGCTGTCCAAAATTGGCTCAACAACCGGCTCCAGACTGGCGCGGCCGCCTTGACGGAATTCATTCACATCCGCCGAGCGCGCCGGCACGTAGTTCGCGCTGGTCAACTGATATGCCGCCTGCTCCAGTGCTGTGGGAACGATGAGATATCGCGGACTGATGTTCAGCTCTTCCGACTGCAGGCCGCGCTGCAGCCGCATATTGCTGCGCATCAACGCAAGCGAACTCAGTTGCAGCGCCGAGGTCCCGCCAGTTCCTACATTTTTGCGAGCGGCACCGAACAGCGCGCCACCGTCGGACATTGGGTTATTGGCAGTCAGTTGCGCATAAACCATGCGATTCTCCAGGCGAGCAGCGGCGCCGCCGAAACCCTTCAGGCCGACGTCGAATGCTCGAAGATCGTCGTTCACCAGCGCTTGCCGCGTCAGTGCCACGAGGCGGCCGTACGTCAACAGCGAATAGGTTTCAGCGCCATCGCTCATCTGCCCGTATTGAAATTCGCCGTGTTCGTTCACCTTCAACAAATCCGGCGCTGCGCTAATCTGTGCAACAGAGATCGGCTTGAAGTTCTGGGCATTTTCAGCCTGGCGCGCCCAGATCTTGTAGGTGCCGGCGTTTTCACCGTAAGCCAGCCGCAGCCGCTTGTTACCGACATTCGCCAGGATCGAGGGGAAATCGCCACCGG